CCTCGGGGAACCGCGAGACGGGCACCCACTGGCCGCCGCTCTGGTTGTTGTTGCCGCGGCCGCTCGTGCCCGTCAGCGAATGCCGGAAGGCGTAGTCCCGCGGCTGCACCTTGTCGGGCAGCATCCCGCGGCGGACGGCGATCTCCAGCACCTGCCGCACGTTCGCACCGCCCCAGCGGTCCGGGTTGGCCTCGGCGTAGACGCTCAATGGCGACAACCAAACGCTGCCGGCCGCCCCCGACTCGGCGTACCGCTCGCCCACCTGCGGGCCGCCGTAGATCAGCCCGCGTGCCCGGTTGCGGGCGGCTTCGAGGTTGGCCCGCAGGGAGTGGGCCGTGCATTCGTGGGTCGGGTGCTGGTTCGTGAACCGGTCGAGGTAGTTCATCGCCCACAGACCATGCCGGTCATTCTCGGCCGCCCGCTCGGCCCACTCGCGCGGCTCGATCCACATGGCCCGGGGAAACTCCCGCGAGGCGTTGCCGCAGGCGTCCCGCAGAGCGTCGGTCGTGTCCTCGGCCGCGAGGTGGTCCGGGTAGCCATCGTGCTCGGCCGGGAAAACGTCGATGAGTTTCTGGTCGATCACGGCACGGCCCTCACGACGGCGTCGGCATCGGTCGGGGCCTTCACGATCGCCAGCACGGTCGAGCCCGACAGCACGACCAGGGCCGGGAGGCCCCGGGCCTTGGCGGCCTCCACCGCGGCCCGGTACTGGTCGGGCACGTCGCCGTCGCCGTCGGTGGCATCTGCCTCCACGAGCGTGGCCAGAATCTGCCGCTCGCGGTTCAGTCGGTTGAGGCCGACCGTGACGCCGGGCGGCACGGCCGTGGCGTCCTTCTCGTAGACGTACACCGCCCCCGTCGCGGTCTTCGCCACCACAGCGGTGCCGTGCCACGCCGGCAGCGGGCCGGCGAGGAGGATCAGCCCCAGAGCGAGAAGGACGAACGGCCTCACGGCTTGACAGGCTCCGCGGGCTTCAGCAGTTCGTGGGTCAGCTGCTCGCACACCTTCACGGCCTCGTGGTGGCCCTTATCCCGCAGCCGGGCCGCGAGGTCGATGACGAGCCGCAGGTCGTCCACCGGTGCCCGCTCGCGGGCCGCCCGCGGCAGCCGCACCCGCTGCGCCAGCACGACCACGGCGTAGATCACGAGGCCGACACCGGCGGCAGCCTGGAGGTATGGCAGGACGTTCACGGGGCGGGCTCCTGGGGCAACGTGTCGAGGATGTCGAGGATCTCGCGGACGAGGGCCACGCCCTCCTCGGTGTGCAGTACCGCGGCCAGCCGCTTGGCGAGCCGGTCGTCCAGCCGGCTGGCGGTCCGCGAGGCGGCCCACTCCAGGCCGTCGGCCACCACCTGCGAACGCTCGCGAACGTCGGCCGCCGCGGCGTACCGCCGGGCGTAGCCGATCGCCGGTGCCCACTCGCGGAGGAGCTTCAGTTCTGCCAGCATCACGCCACCCCGCGGACCAGCGGCAGCACCTGCTCCACGGCCCCGGCCGCGATGGCCAGCACGAGCGACCGCACGGCGGGCTTGGCGATCACCCACAGCGGCCAGGCCAGCGTCGGCACCGCCTTATCGGCCAGGGCGTCGAAGAGTTGGCCGACCGCGTCCAGCACGGCCGCCTTCTTCTGCGCGCCGGTCATCGTGACCACGCCGTCGTAGGCTTCGGTCAGCAGCCGCAGCAGGGCGACCATCAACTCACCGAACTCCCGCCAGGTCAGCCCGTCGGCGGCCGCGACCTTGGCCGTCTCGATGAATGCCGCCGCCTTGCCGAATGCGGAGGTCGAACCATTGGCGGCCACGGTCAGCGGTGCATCGGAGATCATTGGATCTTTCCCTCTTCGTAGAGCTGCTTGGCTTGGGCGACGGTGCAGAACGGGACGATGGCCTGCGATGGATCACCGGCCCCGGCGAGCTCGAGGGCCAGCCGCTGCCAGAACGTCAACGGTTCGGCCCGGCGGCTGGTGATCGCCCCGACGCCGACCCGTGACGAGGTCGGAACGTGAACGTGGTTTGCCGACTCGCCAGCCCGGGCGATGGCCTCGCGACCGCGGGCCGTGTGCCGAAACTGCGAATCCTCTCGGGTTCTCACGGCCGCGTTCCTTCTCCCGCTATTGTACGGGCGTCCAGTTGTGCCACGGGCCGCGGAGCGGCCACGGAGCGGTCGGTCCTTGGGGTCAGCTGGCCGGGAAGGGGAGGGCCAGTTCGACCAGCATCCGCGTCTGCTCAAGTGTGCCGCGGTTGTCGATCACGCGGTCGATCAGGTGGGGCGAGATGCCGGCTTCGCTGCTGTGGGTGTGGTGCGTCTCTTGCTCACGCTCCACCAGCCACACCTCGCCGCCCTGGTTGCGGATCCACTCGGCCTCGTTGTCGAACCGCACGTCCGAAAACACGATCGTGCCGCCGTAGGTTTCGATCCGCCGTTTCGCGAGCCGCAGCCAGATGTCTTGTGCCACCATGCCGCGGCCCCACTCGGTGCCGAGCGTCTGCATCAACTCCCGCGGACTCTTGCCGAGCCAGACCAGCGGTGTCTCTTTGTTCACGCGATTACGGAGCATGTCTTCTGGCACGCCCAGCATGGCGGCCAGCCCTTCGTAGAGCGGGTCCGCAAACCCGAACACGGACGAGTTGGGGATCATCTCGGCCACGGTGTTCTTGCCGGCCCCGGCCCGGCCGGCGATGCCGATGATCCGGCGGGCCGGCTTGGCCTCCACCGGCTCCTGGATGCGTGCCATCATCTCCTCGCGGCGGGCCTTGATCCCGGCCCACGCCGCCTCGAGCTGCTCGGGGCTCATGCTCCCGCCGATCCGCTCGATCTTGAACTCGGCCGGTGCCGTCTCGGTCGCCGGCTTGATGTCGACGCCTTTGATCTGCTCCAGGAACTCCGCCGGCAGGTCGGCCAGCACGACAGGCTCCGCCTCCGCCGTGGCCCGCTGGGCCTGCTCCATCGTCCGGGCCTTGGCCACGAACGGGCTCCCCTCGCACGCCGTGCAGCCCACCTCCGGCTCCCGCCACACGTCCGCGAGCACCGCCGCGGCGGCGGCCTGGGCCGGCTGGCAGCCGGCGAGCGGATGCGGCTTGTAGCCGTCCAGCTTCGGATCGTCGGCCGGCGTGGCCGCCATGCGGGCCGCCACGGCCTCGCGGATGATGCGGTTGGATTCTTCAAAGCTCATATGACCCTCGCCCATTTCCTTGCTCCGCTGTTGTGCTGAATAAGCCCAAGCCTCTCCCTCGCCTCTGCAATGTCTTTGAGCGTCCAGACGAAACGCCGCTGGCAAACAGGCACCTTGTCTCGCTTTGCGATATTCAGCGAAGCCCACAAAGGCCGAAGGTTTGTGAAATGAAAAGCGACAGCCTGCTGGCCATCGTCTGAAAGATCAAAAGCGTTGCATGGAATTATGTGGTCAACGTGCCACTTACTCCTGTTGTCCCACCCCATGCCAGGCTCAAATTGCAATTCAATCCACCGAGCCAGTTCGATCGGAGAACATCCGACAAGCGAGAAAGTAGACGCAGCCTTTGCGTTGCCTCGCGATGCCAACGCAGACCTCAACCGGCAACGCAGCCGCGAAGCAATTGCGATTACCGCATTTTGCTTGCGTTTACGTCGCTCCCTCCCTGCGGCAGCTTGTCGAGTTTGTTTTCTGTATTCCTTCCCGTGACTTATGATCCTCTCTTTGTTGGCTTCGTAGTAAGCCCTTGAAGTCTCTTTGATCCGTGCTTTGTTTGCTTGCGTGTACTTCGGCTTGTACTTCTTGAAGTAAGCAAGCCGCTTTTTTCGTTGCTCGGGCGTTTCATTCAGAAGCCTAATCCGTGCCCGCTCGCGCATCGGCGCAAGACGACGCTCCCGTTCTTCTGGTGTCTCGCTCATTCGCTTGCGCTTTTGGCGTGCGTTTTCCGCTGCACGCCTCGCCGCATACACGTCGGGCGGGAGGTTTCGGTACGCCTCGCGTCGTTCTGCAAGTTGCTGCTCATGCGTCTTTTTAGTCATGTTCGCTGCCCACATATGCCATGTGCATTTCAGCCAGCCCACCGGCACGCGAGTAAACAAAGCCCTGCATAGCACGTTCAGCGCCAACGAAGCCTGACTCCACATGCCACGCATCTGGCGGGACGATCGTCGGGTGCGTCCTGACGATCACTCCGTCGATCGTGCTGATCTCGGCCGCCTGGTGGTGGAGGTGCCCGACGTGCCACTCGCGGTGACGGCACTTTGACCACAACTCGGAAGCCTCCAGCGCCATGATGCCGGCCAGCTTCTTCTTGGCCTTGTCGCCGTGAGTCACGCCGATCAGGTTGCCGCCGAATGTCATGTACTTCCTGGTCGTGAACTCCTTGTTCACCGAAACCCTGGCGTCGTTTCTGTATCGCTCAAGAAGTATTTTTTGCAGAGCGAAACTAAGCGCGGAGTCGTGATTGCCGGGGACGATGAGCACATCCGTCTGCACTGTTTCTGCTGACTGCTCGATAACGCCGAAAATCGAGGCCGAGGCTACGTCTATGGTCTTTTGCAGCCTGGAATCCCGGTCCAGGTATGTGCCGCCGGTCGTAGTCCCGAGCACGGTGTCGAAGTGCAGCGTGTCGCCGGCAAGCACGATCGAGCGGCGGCAGATGCCGAGCCTGTTTCCAGACGCAATAAGCCGCGACGCGGCAGACGAAACGAGCTTGCTCGCTATGTTCAGGTCGTAGTCGGCACCTGTCGTGTGTCGCCACGATCGGCTGCCCATGTGGAGGTCGCTCATCACCACGACGCTCCACAGCTCTCCCGCGGTCTTTTTGTGCTTCGGAAGCTTCGGCCGCCTGATCTCCCCCTTCGCCGCCTCGATCATCGCCTCGACGCATTCGCGGACGCTCGGCCCGGCCTTCGGCCGCAGCCGCACGAACACCCGAAAGAGCTCGGTGACGATCGGCCGGCCCGTCTCCTTGTCAGCCGACATCCCCTCCCACTTCGTGGCCTCGCTCGCCGCCACTTCGTAGCGGGTCATGTCGGCCTCGATGTGCCGCAGGAGGTCTTCGACCGTGCGGATCGTCCGCGAGCACGACCGGGCCTCGATGGCGGCCCCTTCGGTGCGGACCTTCACCTGCTCCGCGTCGGCCGGCGGCGCGGCGTCGGCAGCCGCCTTGATGGCGGCCTGCTGCATCTTGTCGGTCAGTGGTTTCGCGTGAGCCATCGCACGACCGTCCATCGCTTCGGAATGTCCAGCCCGTGCTCCATGCCCCACAACCGAATCACCTCCGCGGCCTGGCACTGTGTAAGCCGGCCGAACTCGCCGCGTTCGTATCGGTCGCGGATCTCCTCCAGCTCGGCGAGCCGCTCGGCCGGAAGCCGCCGATACCATGGCAACACGCCGTTCTTTGGCCGGTCCTCCGCTGCCTTTGCCGCCGCGTGCAGCGCGTCCGCGAGCGTGGCCTTTGCCTTTGCCATCCGTGTGCCTCCGCATGGTGGTCCTCCGCAGGCTCGCATGGATCCGGTATCCGTCAACCGGTCACCGGACCCCATTTCCCGGTCGGGCATTTCTCGTTGGCCCAAGACAACTTGCTGACTAACTGCTTTTCCCGCACGACGGGGCATCCGCATTGGCGGCACGCCTTGCCGTCGAAATGCTCGCACTGCTTGCAGACGGCGAATCGCTGGTCGATCTGCTCCTGGGTGCATTGCGGCATTCCGGCGGCGACATGGCGCGCAGCCGAGGTGGCGAAGTTGGCGGCCTTCTGGAGCAGGCTCGGGTGCTTCGCTCGCGGGAAATCTGGATGCGTCTCGTCCACCGTGATGGTGTCGCCGTCCTCGTCCTCGCTGACAATGCAGGCACGCACCTCGTCCATCGTGTAACCACGCTCGCGGCAGCGTTGCTCCAGGTGGTGCAGTCGGCAGCGAATCATGGCAGCGGGTTCCCGCAGCACCGAGCCACATAATTTTCGCCGCCGTTCACCACCGTCAGCCCGGTGATGG